ATTCATAACCCCAACCTTTGTCTACTTTACCACTATGTCTTGCTGGCATTTACATACTCCTCAATTGTTCTAAAATTATGAACACCTATACTATTAATTAACTTTTTATTGTGAGAGCAGGTGTAATACTGGTACTGCCCTTTAAGGTTTTCTGGCATAGGTATTTCTTCAATCTTAGCATTATACTTTTTAGCATACAGTTTAGCAATGTCCATAAATGAACGAGGTGTGCCTGTACCAACATTCCATATATCTGTATTATCAACATCAATAAACTTTTCAATAATTTCGCATACATCACCAACATGGATAAAATCTCTATCTATTTTATCACTACCTTCAAACACTTTTATAACTCCCGTTTCTTTAGCTTGTTTTTCAAACTTACCAAATACACTTTGTTGGTCGCCTTTGTGTTCTTCACCTGGGCCATATACATTAAAGAATCTAAATCCTTGTACATTAATCATAAACTCTGGAACTTGCATTACAAATCTATCAAACAAATACTTGCTCCATGCATAACCATTTTGTGGTTGTAGTTTAGCATTTTCTTCAAACTTGTCACCGTATACACTAGCACTACTAGCATACATAAATGTAGTTCCTTTTTGATCACATAGTTGCAATAGACGCATTGAAAATTCATAGTTCTGTTCCATAATTTTTTCAACGTCACGTTCAGTAGTGCTACTAATAGCACCTAAATGAATTACTCTATCATAAGGTTCAGGATCTGGTATAATGTTAGGCTTCCATTCAAAGCCCTCAACATTATGTCCTTTAGATTGTAAGTATGCTCCAAGGTTTTGACCAATAAAGCCTTCATGTCCTGTAATTAAAATATTCATTTTCTAATCTCGTCTATAATTTTAGTTGTACTTGCACCTGCAATAGTTGGAAAAATAACAACTTCTGCTAGTTCATTTCCTACTACTGTATCAACTGTATAATCTCCACCCTTAACAATTATATTGGGCATAATATTACTCAAAGTTTCTAACGGTGTATCTTCGTCAAATATGATTACCTCATCAATAAATCCTAATTCTAACAATGCGGCTTTGCGTGTTTGTTCGTCATTAATGGGTCTAGTTTCGCCTTTTAAACGCTTTACACTTGCATCGCTATTAATGCCCACCACGAGGCGTTTTCCAAGCGTGTGTGCGTGTCTTAGTAGCTTTAAATGGCCTATATGCAGTATATCAAACACTCCATTAGTCCATACAATAGTATCATTAATATCATCAATTGTTATGATATGTGTGCCTACATGTTTGACTGCTTCGGTAGCACCTTTGACAGCCAATTCTAAACAGCGTTTATGTGTGTAACCTTTTGTTAGTGCATATACAAACGTAGCAAGGAAACAATCTCCTGCACCTGTAACATCTGATACTTCAACTTGTTCAACAGGAATATTATATTCAATATTATCTATTGTAGCAGATACACTACGTCCTGCATCAGTAGTAATAATATTACCTTGCCATTCGTCAAATTCAAATTTAGTAAATTCACTATTATTAGGTTTAACTAACCAAGCACCTTCGTAGTCACATGCATAACGTTTTGGATCTACAATTACTTTAGGTCCTTGACTATTAATATGTGCAATAATCTGTTTTGCGTTATCTAGTACACCTTTATTGTAATCGCTTAGGATAACATAATCGTACTTAGAAAAATCACTACTTAATACTTCATCTAAGACTGCATTTGAATTTGCAGTTTCATCTTCATCTAACCGTGTAATATAATGTCCGTCACAGATTACTCTAGTTTTAATACTTCTAGGTTGATTAGTTTCAAATAGTTCTATATCAACATCTAGGCTTTTTAAATTTTCATAAACAAGTCCTGCACCACCTAAAGATGTTGAAACACTTCCAAGATTAACTATAGGCACAGGTGCTTCAGGACTAATCCGTGTTGAAGTTCCGTATATATATTTGTCGATGATTACATCACCGATTACTAATACCTTATTCATTAAATGTCCGATTCTTGTAATAACGAAACTAGTTGAAATACTGTTTGTAGTTTGGTTAAGTTTTGTTTATTTTGTAATGTGTTGCGTAATCCCATATGCAATGGCTTTGGCCAATTTTGAAAACTAACCCAAGCATATCCGTTATGCTCGTCATTTAGTACAGGTAGAAATTCATCTTTTACAACGCACAAATAAGTATGAAATTGAAACTTATCATCATTACTTACAAATGTTTCTAATGGTATTGATTTAATAATTTTTGGAATACTGCCAAGCTCTTCTTCAACTTCACGTAGCAGAGCTTTGTAAGGGATTTCTTTATCTTCGTTAGTTCCACCAACAAGACCCCAAACATTGTTTTGTTTTGATTGTGTACGGTGTAAGAATAAGAAACGTTGTGTTGTCAACGAATAGAATAGAGCACCACTACAAATTATTTGTTCCATACAAGTACTTATTTAGAGTACTAAGCGCCAGCTTCCTTTTCGATATTCGCCTTCAAAGGATAGTGTCCATTCTACACCGTCCCATTTATACTGTATGCCAGTGGTTAAATTGGTTGTATATGTAACATCTGTTGCTGGCTCTGTTTTAGTACTTGAGTCAAATACAATTTGCCATTGTGTTCCAGACCATTCAATAATGTCATTTTCACTAGCAATTAATGTGTCATTACCGCTAGTATCCTTCCAAGCATCAGCACCATCTGTATTTTCTGTAGCACCGATATCACCTAGTAGTAGTATTCTATTACCAGGTACTTTTAAGCTAGTTGGATTAGTTCTTGTTGGATCAATAATTGCTTCAATAGTTCCTTTTTGTGGACTATTTGGTAATCCCATTACTGTATTAGTTGGAATAGTGTCTTCATCCCAATTAACAATAAGTTGTGTTTCGTCTAAATCGTTTAGTGCAATAGTACCTACAACAGGAGCACCTAAATCAATTCTGTTTAAATAAATCTTACTTAATCCTGCTCTGTATTCACCAGGTAGTATTTCAAGTTGCTTACGCCAACTGATCTCTCCTGATATACCATTCTTACCAAGTTGTACAATATTGTTAGTAACAATAGCATCATAGTTTAATGCTGTATTCACTTGTATATGTATTCTTTCTGAACTGTCTTTGTTTTTAGTACTGTTTGCCCAACTATCATCATATGCATTAAGCTCTGGCATTGATTGTTTTAAGTTAATAGTGCCTTTAGTTTCATCAAAGATACTCATTATAACATCTGTAATAATACCTAGCTTTTTAACTTTAGCAGGAGGACTAATATAAATTGGTGTTGAAAATCCTAGTGTTGCTACATCTATTTCAGTATCAACTCCCATAGGAATACTTCTACTACTAAAATTAATATTTTCTAAATTAACAACACTTAAACTTGTCCAGTCTACATAGTTGTCTGTAGTTTGTATTTCTAAACTAGGATTAAAGAACATTAATAGCTGTTCCATAATTTGTAGTTTTTGTTCTGTGTTAGTAGACCAAATATCTGCATTAACATTTAGTGTATACGGTGTAGGCATCATACGTTCAACTGTATAATTTTTACCTTGTGTATTTAAATATTCTTTACCTTCTGCATCATATGCACGTTCTCTAAGATGTACTTTGCCTGTGTATGATGAATCAGCAGTTCTAGTACGATCCATTTCTAATCCAGTAACATATACTCCTATGCGTGGCGCACTTGGAATTTTATTTTCGCTGTTGTCTTTTATAATAGCGCCAACTTGTCTTGTAATGTCTCCGTACATAACAGGAACTTGTACAAGATTGCCTTTGCTGTCAGCATATGAAAAATTACTCATCAGTCTAACCATTTGAGTAATGTATCTTCTTATTTGTCCATCATAAAAATGTTGCATCTTAATTATCTGCCTTTGGCTTTAGTGTTTTACTTAACGGTTGTCTTTCTACAACAGTTTCTCCGCCAATAGTGTTTTGTGTTGAGTTGTTAACAAATGTACCTTTTTGTGTTGCTCTAGTATCTGTATTTGTCATTGTCATGCGTACTGCATCTTCTTGTTTGACCCAACGGCTACCGTCTTGTCTAAATAATCTATTAGGCATAAAGTCTGTCCTTAACCAATAGTCGCCTTCGGCTGAACTAGTTGGAAACCCAGGTCCATGTCCAAATGCTTCTCCATTAGGTGGTATACCATCGCCAACTAAGTAACCATTGTACTCAGAACGTGTTGGTGTTTCTGTAATTCTATCAGCTAACAGTTCTTGTGAACTTACATCAATGTCTGTTATATCTGTTGTTTTTAATGCTACGTTACCATCTTCATCTTTAGCAATAGTATATAAGTTTGTAGTATCGTATCCTGACTTAGGTGCATCAGCTTCTGCCTGAGCAAGTACAGCATTATTAATTTGCATTTCTTGTTCGTATGTACTAAGCACATCACGTAGTGTATTTGTACTTCCTTCTTCTGAAGGTAAATCAAGTATTTCTTTAAACTCTTGCGAGTCAACAATTTGTTTTAATTTAATTCTGTATAAATGTGGATACCAAGTTTGTGTAAAACCTTCAGCGGCTCTGTTTACATCTTCTACAACATAAAAACGTTTTAGTGCTACACTATAATCATTAAGTGCATGTTCGTCTTTTAAGTGTGGAAGTTCAATAACATCACCTGGCATAATTTTACGCCCTAGTGTTCTAACACTATAATTAATAGGAATTGTCATAAACAATGTATCGTTTTGTAAGAACAATCCGAATTGACTCATATCAAAGTCAATGTCTTGTATATTATAAATGCCACGCATTGTATAAATGTCTGGATCATACTTACGATCTCTGTTTTCTAAGAATAACATGTCTTGTATGTTGGTTTCTTTAACAGCATCGTAACGAGGTTGTGCCGGCGTAGCGTCTGCTTCGTCCGGATTTGCGGGGCCTAGATACTTATGTACAAAGACATCTGTACCACCTATTGTAAACATCTCGGTGATAGTTTTGTCTAAGAAATCGTAATCGTTGCCCTTTTCGGGTTTGTATAAACTGAGTCTTGGCATAGTATAAGTATTTATCGTTAGCATAAATACTAGTGGAGAACAAGAAATGGCATTAAGCACACAAAAACAAGATGTATTCGATTATGTAAACGCTATGTTAGGCGGAGGCATGGTCGATGTTGAACTTGACCCTATTCATTATGAAACTGCACTAGAAAAAGCTCTTGGCAAATTTAGACAGCGTTCAGATAACTCAGTTGAAGAGTCATATCTTTTTATGCCTACAATAATTGATCAAAATGAATATACGTTACCAGAAGAAGTAACCGAAGTTAGAAAATTATTTAGACGTTCAATTGGTTCACGTTCAGGTGGCGGCGATGGTGGTACACAGTTTGAACCATTCAACATGGCATACACTAACACTTACTTGTTATCAAGTTCTAACATGGGCGGACTAGCAACATATGATATGTTTAGTCAGTACCAAGAACTTGTAGGACGTATGTTTGGTTCTTTTATCGAATTTAATTGGAATACTACAACTAAAAATTAACAGTTTTACAAAGACCTAGAGCAGAAGAAACATTACTGCTATATGTTTACAATCACAGACCAGATAGTGAATTACTTAAAGACTATCTTGGTAAGCAATGGATTAAAGATTATACCCTTGCTAGTTGTAAGTATATGCTAGGCGAAGCACGTAGTAAGTTCGCAACCATTGCAGGACCACAAGGTGGTTCAACGCTTAACGGTGATGCACTCAAAGCAGAAGCACAAGCTGAAATGGAAAAGTTAGAAGAAGAACTAAAACTAAATGTTGCTGGCGGCGTAGGCTACGGATTCACAATCGGTTAATAAACACTTGACTTCCTGATAAATCTATTGTATAATAGTTTTATTTTATGAGGAGTCAGACTTTGATTATTGGTGTATGTGGGTTAATTGGTAGCGGTAAAGATACTATTGCTGATTATTTGATTAGTGAACATAATTTCCAAAAGATATCATTTGCAGATAAACTTAAAGATAGCGTAGGCGTTATGTTTGGGTGGAGCAGAGATATGCTTGATGGCAAAACAACAGAATCTAGAGAATGGCGTGAGAAAGTAGACGAGTTTTGGACAAAAGAAACTGGACGTACAATTACACCTAGATTAGTATTACAAGAATTTGGTACAGAATGTATGCGTAACGGATTCTATGATGGTATTTGGGTATCCCTAGTAAAGCAGAAAATTATTGACAATCCAAACATTAATTGGGTATTACCTGATACACGTTTTCCTAATGAAGCAAAAATGCTACATGAAGTAGGCGGACATGTATGGCGTGTAAAACGTGGACAAGATCCTAAGTGGTTTACAGAGTATGTTGAGTTTGATACAGAGCCTAGTGACATACACCCTAGCGAATGG